CCGTAGCCACCAACGAATTTACATTCGATGTCGATGTATTCTGAATTTGCTGTTGAAGTGTTAACAGTACCACCAGTCTTACCTCCAACTGATTGAATAACTTCCCACTCTAAACGGTATGCACTACCACCCGCAGTTTTCACGAAGTAATGGAAATGCATCCCCGGGGCAAAATAGCTGGCCGAGTTTGGCTGGTTACCATTCTGAGGAACCTTCACCTTAATGATGTTGTGGTTCTTTGCATCTGAACCTAATCCAGTTGTAATCAACTTGTCATCTGTATTAGCGGTGACAAGTGTGGTTCCAGTGGTTGCATCCATTGTTTTGTATTCAAAGGTATAAACCCTTTCAACCAGCCAGTAGTTATCTTTAATAACATCCTTCTGAGCTGCTAGAATAAAAGGATCAACCTCAAATCCAGAACCTTGAATCTTTTTAGCGTTAACTAGATTGCCAAGGCTTTTAGCACTAGACATCAACCAGTCATACATTCCGTACTGACGCGCACCGCATGTTGCCAACTCTAACTGAGTTGTTAACAAGTGGGTCATGTCCCTATAATTACCACTAGACTTAAATATTTCATCCAAGTCTGCGGGTGCTGCCAATCCTACATTGGATCGAGTGATTGTTCCGCAAGAAGCGTAGGAGTTCCAAACAGCAGTTTTTGCTGTTGTTGGTACTCCCTGAGAATCCTTTGCGGCAATCGTATCTTGATAGAGATTGGCTTGATTATCCCCATGACCTGCATGGGCTCCATCGTTTACATTTGGTATACTTGCCATAATATTTTCCTCCGTTAAGAGTTAAAGACTGGGATTATATCATCCCCATAAAAACTTTTTCAAAGTTGGCATCTCACCAATATTGTTCTTCCCGGGCGTACCTGTGCTAGTTGACGAAACAGCTTCTCCACTTGTAGCAGGAGCTTGAGGTTTTTTAGGTTTTGCAGGGTTAATAATATTTTCCACTGAACCGCTCTGGGATTTTTTCTTCCCAGAAGTTTTTTTAGATAAATATTCTTCAAACCGTTTTTTCTCGGATTCTATCTTTTCTTTAGCTTGGTTACTAATTTGCCCAACATACATTGTTTTTATATGTGCAGGCTCAAGTCTCCAGTAAGATTGCCGATCTGATTCACTCATCTTCGCCCAGCTTTCAGTAGTAGCAAACCTCTTACCGTCATGCATTTGATCTGAGACTGGTAAAGATGCGATCTCTTTCTCTTTACCTAAAGCAAACTGAATTAACTCCTTATGAGTGTTATTGTTTGCGTTAAGTCTGAACTTCCTACTTGGATGTGCCAGCTTCTCAAGTTCATATAAAACCTTTTCATTCGCAGCTAAAGATTCATTTAGCACATGGTGAGCAATTGGATCAGCCTCCTCTAAAGCTTCTCCTCCATTCTCCTGAATTAGTTTCAAATAGGATTCATCTATCCCAACAACAACTTCAGCTATTGAATTATTAGTTCCATGCTCAAGCTCCGACTTCATGTTAGCTTCAGCAACCTCAGATCGGACATCATCCAATTCTGACATATACTTCCGCTCTTGATCCTTTATTAAACGCTTAGCTCTAGTCTCGATACGAGCGTCATCAAAGTCCCTGTCATCGAACTCAGGCATATTAGAATTAACCCAATCCTCATGCTCTGCATCGTTTGGATCGAATGTTAAACCGGGGTTGTCATTTATCCATGACTGTTTATATCCATTAAGAGAACCAAGATATGTCTTATACTTATCCTTTATTCCCTTATATTTAGGGTCTTTATCCTCAAGGGAGGCAAAGATTTCCAAGTCATCCTTATTTAATTCCTCGATGTTATTGTAATCAGGAACTTGTTGAGGAGTATTCTTGGATGTTGTTGCTTCTGCTACAGATGAAGCGGTTGTCCTAATAATATCTTTAATCTCACTAGCTGAGATAGATTCTTCTTTCCTTGGCCTACCACGTTTTCGCTTTGGTTTAACCTCAGGTTCAACTTCAGATTTTTCCTCAACTTGAGCTTCGGGCTCAGCTTCAGGCTCTTCTACTGGTGTCTCAGGTTCGCTTGGTTTTTTATAACCAAGTCGTTCCATTAAACTAGATGCAGCATCTTTAGGTGCTTCCTCTTCTGGTTGTTCTTTTGGTTGTTCTTCTTCTAGCTTAGGGGGTTGTTCTTCAACTTGATCGAGTAAAGGTTTCCCTAAGTCTGTTGCGCTGACCATCTGAACCCCCGGAGGAGCTTGGATGTCAACCTGTTCTTGTACTGTATCTGCTACTTCCATAATGCTTTATTTGAAACTCCTATTTGTATTCTTTGAAATTCATATTCCCCTTTTGAAATCTTGTCTAAAATACTGATAAACTTAACCAATTCATTAGCTTTTGCCGCTGATGATTGTGCATCAGCGATAAGGTTTTGATTTTCAATTGATTGTATAAGTACCCGAGATGACTCCTCCTGAAGAGAAGCAACTTCACCTAGTATTAACTCACGGAGGATTTGAGCCTCCTCAGACTTGAGCCAATTCTGGATTCGGAGAACCTTGTTGTTCGCCGCCGGGAGCTTGGTTAGCGTAATCATACTGGGATTCTGCTGGAGGTTGCGGAGCTTGATTTATTAATTGAATCAACTGCTCAATAGCAGATGTATTCTGTTGCGTATTCTCTGCTATAGGCTCTAAAGCCTGACCTACCTCCTGCAATACGGAGCCTTTTATTTCCTCCGCAATGGCAGCCATCTGTTCAGCCTGCTGCTCTGGCCCTTGACCTTCATTTATCTTCTGAAGTTTAAAATCCTTAGGCAAGCCGAGCATTTGGCCTACTCTGTTTACGACATCTAACATCTGATCAGTACCAACGCTTTGGCGTATCTCAGGATCATTGGCAACTATCTGATAGAACTGAGTTAAAGCAGCGGCCATAGCATTATCAGAAACCCTGTCCAAGCTATCGCGGTAAGACCCAAGGCTTTCAAGAGCAAGTGCACTTTTCTGTCCTCGAACCTTGACGCTGCCAGAGCGATCCTCATCTTTCTCAGTAACGGAGAATCCGAGCGAGTGAAGGGAATCCACTGTGTACTGCGAATTAATATTCGCATAAATTTCATCTTCACCGTATGCCATAAGCCCACGGTAGAGTTGTTCTTTCCATGCATTAATAGCGTCATCAACTCCTGTTGCTGTGAATGCAAGTCGGGTTGATGTTGTTGTAGCCACAGTCCGTACTTCTTCTGCTGTTTGTTCATGGCTTGCAACTTGTGCAACTTCTTGTGCGGAAATAACGAGTAACCTCTCCAACATGTCGATGACTTGTCGCATCGCCCCGACGATCCCATTGGTGTCGAGTGTAGAGAACCGAACCGAATTGAATGCCTCTCGTACATCTGATTGAGCAAATTTATTTTGGCGTGAACTGAAAGGCATAAAGTTAAGACCACGGAATAGTTTTTCACCCCAGTTTTGAAGCTGGTCGATCATGCCTTTAGGAACCTGATCAGAATCTACAAAGGTAATATTCGCTAGGTTCTGTTTAACTGACAACAGGTACTGAGATAGTAAGTTACCTATTTGATCTTGGAATGGGACTATCTCAAGACTTAGAGATGCATTTATTGATCTACCTTCGTGCGGGTCGTAAGCATAGTAGACAACTGGACAGTAAGGTAATGGAGCGGCGTAAAGAATAGTGTCGTCGTTAGCCAAGCAAAAACGAAACCACACAGGATGATCATAATCACCAAGGCCATACTCGCTTGGTATAATTTTCTCAAAATACTCAGTAATGAGCACAGCTTTGTCGTCATCAGATTTATTATAATATCTATCTACTTCGTCTTCTCTGTCTAACATACCAAAGGCATTGCCAGATGTTGGGAACTCCATAGTGCAAGGAGAAACAAGTTCTAGATAAGTCTTTGCACTAGCCAACATGTCAGTAGTCCTGCCATATCTAATCTTATCTACGTTCCAAAACTTTTCATTTCTGCGAATATCTCCATAACGCATAATCCTCCAGTAACCTGCAAACTCGCAGCCACTGTCTGAATTAAACGTAGTAGTCCTATGAGCTTGATCAAAAAAGATTCTTGAAGGATGAGGCAGATGGTATCGAAGCCCTTCACGAACATACTTCTCCTCTTCGTTGCCAGCACTGTTTCTTAAAATCTGTTTCTCTGAATGCCATTCTTCCTGCGGGAACATCATGCATGATCCATAATGAAGCATGTGAAATATTCCCTGCTTTAATGTCTCAGAGTAGCCGTAATTATTGGCCATTGTTTGGATACGATCCGTGATAATATCACTACGAAGTTTGTTCGTTGTAGTGTTCTGAGCCATCTCATACTTGAAGAGAGGGTATTGTCTTCTGTCGTTATAGATTCTAGCCCATCTAATAGTGACATAGGCCCGAACTATAGGAACAAACACATTAAAGAATATTGGTAGATTAAGATTCTTTGAGGTTCCTTTACTGTCTTTAACCTCATCAATCATCCCAGTTAGACCCCAATCACGAGCTGCTTGCTTAACCGTGTCCGAATCTAAATCTTTATTAACAAGGGAATGAGCTAATGTTGCGCTAACCTGACGAAACGGAGCCTCCCATGCTAAGTCTAAAGAATGGTAAACCTTATGATTTTTTATACACCACTGAAGACCATCATCAATCCTATCTCGTATTTTATTTAAAAGAGGTTTGGCTTTGTCAGGCACTTTATGGTCATCACTATTAAAGACAGACTTGAGTTTGTCAGTGTTAACCCCTCGACTATTTAAAACATTCAGGTCTATCATATAATAATTGGACTATTTTGAATCATGCGATTCTTCGCGTATTCTACCATAACTTTCCTTATTCTTGCTCTTGGCATCCTACTCCATACTTTTACATAAACATTTATATTGCCGCTCTTGAGAACGGCATCATGGTAATTAACACTCCTAAACCCCCTGCCTCTCTTTGGTCTAAGGTTATAGAACCTCAAGGTTAAATTAACTGTACCGTCTTTATTGTAAGTAACCTCAGGCTTTTTCTTTCGCATCAAACAACAGCTTGAACTGCGGCTGGAGTATCAGTGGGAGCCACTGGGGCAACTACCTCTTCAACTTCCTCGTCGGAATACTTCTCAACTGATTCAGGGTTAACAGTTCCTACTAGCTCTGTAGCTTTCTCAGTAACTGTTATATCCATAGTTATTGTGTGAGTTTCTCCCGGTTCGCATTCAGCAAGTGCTTCTGAAAGTGCTGGGTCTGTCAGGTCTATTCTAATGTCATTTGCCATAAATACTCCTAATGCGCTAAATTAGCACAGATATGCCGCTTGATGCTAGTGGGGCATGGTATCCTTCAATCAGCCCAAAGCAGTTGGAAATATTCAATTGCTCAAAAAGATACCTGCTTGTTTCCGGGCCTAGATACTCTAGTAAGACGATAGGAGTTCTCCATCGCCTTGTTAGGCACTGCTGGGAAACTAAAGGGGGTCGTGTTGGAGTCTTCTGTAAGACTATAAGAAACGCAAAATCGGGTGTATGGTCTGACTTAACTGACTTAATTATCCCAGAATGGGAGGAAAACTTGGATGGATTCGAGATTACCGTACCTCCTAAGGTAGACGGGGTAACCAAGATGAACTACATGAAAGTCTCCAATATGCATGGAGGTGAAACAGAAATCCAACTTCACTCTTTGGATGTGGATCACGACATAGAGGAAAAAATTAAAGGAACCAGATTCAGTATGATCTTCTTTTCTGAGCTATCTAACTTCAAAGACTCATGTGTATTCTCTATAAGTAAAGGGCAGCTTCGATTACCGGGCCTCGATTATCACAGACACCAATGGA